TCGTTGACGTATTCGAAGAACGCCTGCGGTGATTGGCCGAATTCCTTTCGGACTTCGGCGGGAAGCTCGTCGAATACCATTCGACCTTGTGTTAGTCGTTCCGTTTGTTCGTGGAAATCGAAGTCAGAATAGTCTGCATAGATTCCTTCGAATTTTTGAAGGTGTGAGATGGTCCCGGCCTTATCGGCTCGGGCCATTATTATTTGTATATCGGTTTCATTTTTGAAAGCCTGTTTTGTCCGACCGTCTTTATAGGTCGGTTGGATGAGTAGCCCGTTTTTATCGTGCTTGCCGAAATTTTGTAATGACATTTTAGTTCCTTGGTTTAAGTGCCATGTCGCGGCGTTTTTGTTCGCGCGACCATGCAGCTCGTATTTGTTTTTCGGTGGGTTTATTGCCGTCGGCAATTTGGCCATCGTACCAATGGTCGATGGCTTGTTGGATTGTGCGTTGATCACGCGGAATACGGAAATTTTCCGTTTCCTTTTTGAAGTGGTGGCCATTTTTGGCCGAGAAGAACTCGGGCATAGCCCACGTTTTAACAGTGTCTTTGATTTTTGCGCCGCCGGTATTTAGTCCAAGCGATGCCAGGCGGGCGATTATTGCTTGAGGGTTGCTTATATCAGCTGAATTTGATGCGCCGCGAGTTTGCTGTTCGAGAAGTTTTACTTGAGCTTGATTCGCTCGTACTGCGACAGCGGTTCCGGCAGCTTTAGTAGCGCCTTCGACGGAGGCTTTGCCTACGTTGCCGGTTTGTGCGGGCATAGAGCCCGCTGGAGTTGTTGCGTCGAATTTCGCCGCAAGGATGGGATTTAGGCCGGACGCTTTTAGGTCGGCCATACGCCGTTGAACGGCGGTGTTGGACATGCGCTCCTGAAAGTCGCGGTTCCTTTGCGCGTTTACGCGGTCCGTTTTATTGGCAGAGGATTGCCCCATGCCAGAGCCGATCGCGCCAATGGCAGCGCCGGCAGCAATACCCCAAGGCATTAGGTTTTGTCCTTCGCGGACATAGCCGCGTGCGCGAGTTGCGCGAGTGTCTCAAGTGAGGGTTTTTTAGTGTCCGGGCGGTTATAGCCGGGGTGAACAGTCATGGCAATGAGCCCTGCGTAGATTATTAGATATTGTGTTTCGTAGTCCATTACAGACGAGTCAGGCCGGGAACGCCGAAGGTGGGAAGTGGGCGCGCGGCTTTAATGTGATGATAAAAGTCGGCGATCATATGTGGTTCCGTCGCGATTGCGATTGCGCGATCCAGAGGGACGCCGGTGTTGGATTCAATGAATGTAGCGCCGAGAGTTGGGAGTGTTGCGAAGTCCTCCGAGAGATGCCAAGAGGCAAGAGTCCCGACGGCGTCGGGTCGCATTATATTGGTAAGTTTAGAGTTTAGGAAACGGTGCTCATCGTAGCGGCCTTGGTAGCCGAAAACGAGCAAGTCGTTAGCTGAGCCGTCGGCCCAGATTTCGGAGTTTAAGACCGATTGTTCACCGATGTTTACGAGCTCGGGATATACAAACTCATACCGAGTTTGTTTGCCCCAGTAGCGGTCGATACCTTGAGAATAGGTGATATCGCCGCGAAGGTTTCCGAGGATTATTATTACGCCGTGTTCGACGAATGATTTTGTCCATGAGTGATTGCCAGAGGCAGTTCCATAAGCGGCAAGATTGCCGAGTTTGTCGTTAGCGACAGGTGTAGGTTGAGCCGATTGTTGTTGTACCGGTGTGATGTTCACCGGTGTGCTTCCGCCGCCGAGATACTCGGCTCTTTGTAAGCGGAAGTCGGGTGAGGTTACGCCCCAACGAGCTTGTAAGGATTCGACGTAGCGAGTCCCTGCTCTTGCGTCTCTTTCGAGAACGTGTTGGGTGGCGAAGGCTAGACGTATGTCGTTGACAGTGGATGAAGTTGCGCCGGTTAAGTCGGCCCACAGAGGGGCACCAGCAACAGAGCTGGCAGAAATATCGACATGTGCGGCGTCGGCGTCGAGCCGGTGATATACGGCCGTTTGGCCGAGGCGGACCATAGGAAAGTCCGCTACGGAGGGATCTGTTCCTCCGAGTGTTTCAATCATGACGGGTGCGCGGTTGCCGAGTGGGAGAGCTACGGCTGTCCCGCGTTGGGGCTCAGGAATGCAAGACGTAAAATAGTCGAAACGCTTGCCGCGTTTAGGTGGGGCTTCGTTGAACCCGTTGTTACCGGTCGTGAATGGACCGTTTGTCGTGAGCTGGCTTAACGAATCCTGCAGGACTGCGGATCGAAACCAGTCGTTGTAGATTTTACGGAATGCGTTGAATGGATATGCTGAGATCGTTTGATCGTCGGGTACCCAGCCGACCGGGATCCCGAAGTAGTCGGCCACTGAGCCTAGGACGATCGCGCTAGATCCAGCAATAATTGGAATAGTGAAGGAAATGGAGTCGCCCGGATCGTCCTGAGCTCCGTGGAATTTTTCATGGTTGTCCCAGAGAGTCCGATACGGGACAAAGAACGCGAAGGTATCGAAGTATAGATTATCGAGGATCGGTTCAAGTGGAGTGGCGAGACGCATAAAGAAATTTGTATTGACGCGAAATGTATCGCCAGGGATGACGTCGATTGGTTGACAGATTGGTACTAGGACGTCAGCGTCAAAAGCGGTCTTATGACCATGCGATAGATTGAAGGTTGAGCGTGGAACGCTAACGCTCGGTGTTTGTGAAAAGTTGTGTTGTGATCTCATGCCGGATCGTCCGATAGTGATGCGATGGATTGCTCTAAGTCTAGATGTTTTTGACCATCAACTTTTTGAGATTGAGAAATAATTTCGAGTGCAGTACAGAGGCATTCGTTTGTTTCGTTTTGTACGAGTCCTGTGTTGTCATCGAAGTTTCCGAGACGCCACAGAGAGTAGTCTTTTGGATGTTTGGATATTGGTGTTTCCGCCGATGTCGCGACATTTAAAAATTCGCGTCGAACAAGGTCGTCGGCGGTTGAGAAGAAAGGCTTTTCGTATATGCCAGATGCCATGTCGAAAATTGCGTAGAGTTGTATTTTCATTGAAGTGTCCTCTTTTGTAGGTTTTGTTTCGCGCGTGCGTTGATATATTTATCGTGTAGGCGTTCCGGAGTGAAGTCATCCCGGTGGGAATCGTAGAAAGATTTCCGAAGCGATTTAACCAGTTCAAGTGTGTCTGGATGTTCTGATTTGAGAATGTTCTGATAATAGCGGGGTACGAGGTGGACGGTTCCGTGTCCGGGTACCGGGGTGGAGTCCCGAGGGAAGATGTCTGATTCGAATTGTGCATAAAATTTAGCACCTAACCCGCAAGGCGGGTTTTTATTGCCTGTAGACATGCGTATGAATTCGGGAAGGAGCCAGTAGGCTTCGCCATTTTCGTCGCAGCGAAGATAATGCTCAGCGGCTTTTTTACCTGTGATTTTTTTTGCGGCATAGCCAGCAGTATAATTTGCTGTTTGGAAATTAAGTTCTGTACAGGTAGAGAAGCCATAAGGCCAGAGTTTTTCGAGAGAAGGGCTTGTATATGTATAGAGCCCTTCGTCATCTTTGAATAATTGTTGATCATGGAATGAATGGTTAAACAGGCAGACATGATAGTGGGGGCGACCGAGCTCGCCGTATTCGCCACAGTAGAAGTAGCGAATTTTTTGAGGGTTTTGTTTCCGTAATTTTCGGATAAATTTTGAAACGTGTGAGGGTGTGAGCGACCCTTTTTCTGGTAGATAGTGTCGGTTTTTGAATTGTTTTTTTGTGCATTGGCAGGCGTCGCGGTAGGTAAGAGTAACCCACGAATTGCCGTAGTTATCGACGTGCATGTAAGATTCGTGGATGATTCGAATTGCCCACATGATGCGGTGATCCACGCGACACCCAAGGCACTGACCGCAAGCCACTTCCAGTGTTTGCGCAGTGCCTTTTTTATTAAACGTAAGACCGCCACTAGTTGGATCCTTATAGCCTTTTAGAGGTTTGAAACAAGGCATTTAGAGGCGGTAACCGCCACGTTGATTGAAGTTGCGACGGTTCACTTTAGAACCGCGCTTGAAGTTGCGCCTAGAGGCGCGTTTAGACATTTTACGACGTCGCATTTTGTTGCTCCTCGTATGCGAACCCGCAGAGCTCTGCTAGGTTTCGCGAGTTTTGAGAGATTGTGGAAGGTGTTGAGTTGAGATTGACGTAGGAGCTGTCTCCATCTACCCCACATTGCAGTGAGGTGACGGAGCAGCCCATTGATGCTGTAAAGAGGATTAACAGCAGGAATTTGAGTTTTTTCACAAGAGGCCTATTTGTTGGTGGATGCGTCTATGACCCTTTTACAGGTTTTTTTGTTGGATTGTGCGTTTTTTCGCCCTGTTCCGGCCGGAGATGCTCATGTCGCTGCGCTGTTTCGCGGTCCGGCCGGGCGCTCTGCTTGGGGCTAACGCACGTTTCGAGTCGCTTTGCTCCCGTTTTAACCTGTGTTTTTTTTGTTTTTTTGGCGCAAGGGGACCATTGCGCCAGTACAGAGTCTAGTAGTTGCTGTACTGGATGCGCTTTCGCGCATTAGAAAGGGCCCTTTCGGGCCCTTAAGGTTTTGCAGGGGGTGAGCGACGCTCTTAAGCGTCCCCTGCTGGTGGTGGAGGGTCCTCCACTACCGGTGGTGGGGTGGGGGTAGGGGTTACGCTCGCGGGCTCGCTTGCGGCCGCTTCGGCGGCCTGGGTATCGGCGTCCGGTGGTGTTGCAGACGCCATTTGTTTACCCGGTTTTGCTAGATGCGGGAGTTTTTCCGCGAGTTTATCGATGTTCGCGGGATCGTTGACGTATTCGAAGAACGCCTGCGGTGATTGGCCGAATTCCTTTCGGACTTCGGCGGGAAGCTCGTCGAATACCATTCGACCTTGTGTTAGTCGTTCCGTTTGTTCGTGGAAATCGAAGTCAGAATAGTCTGCATAGATT